GTCTTCTCTCCGGTAGAACGAAGTTAACAGCGTATGATTGTGCTCTCATGTAAAATCCTTCGTTATATATCCATCCCAGAAATGCTGGCGGTTTCTCCTCCTCGACGGGTAAAAACTTCGCAACGTAATCGAATAGCGATGACATAACCTTTGGGTCCCCTGCCCAAAAATTATCATCTCCGTAGTTCAATATGGTAACTCCTTCGATTACGTTTTGAGATAGTAGACTTTCCAAAGCCTCGCGTTTGCTCAGATTTCTTCGCTTCGCTAGAAATGAGGCGTATAGTATTAAGAATATCTCCTTCGCTATAGGTGCTACCGCTGAATCTCCAGAACCAAACTGGAATACATAACCATCTCTAACATTTGGCTTCAAGAACTTAAATGTCTTCCAATCATCACACAATACGGCTACACGGGGCATCGCTGTGTCGTTAACCTCTTTATAATGTTGGGATATCATGTCTGCTCGTAAACGTGACAATGCTCCTATATTTCTGTCGAAGTGCTTAACGTCTAACGCGAAGACGTTAGTATTAAACGATTTTCTATATCTATCTGGCATAACATGATGGAATAATGGACTACGTAACAAGACGTCATGTATTAAGTTATCAGCTATCTGTTTATAGAGGTTTGATATACAGCAATTAAAGACCAGACGAGTTCGAGACGCAACACGTTTCCATTTATTCTGCATTCTTTTCTCAAGATTATATTCTTCCTGATAAATCTGTCCAAGACTATTGATAAAATTGTAATCTCTCTTCTTGTTTTTTGGATCGGGTTGCAATCTCTTATTTAATACTGCGTAACCACCCTCTACCGACTTGAAGTTTCCTTCAAAGAATTCTCGGAAGTGTGGCCTGAGTACATCTAGCTTATTATTTGGAAAAGAGAAATATGGGTAACCTAATCTTGAACCAGTCTTATAGGGTATCGCTGCATACTTGATTCTCTCTTTAAGTAATTCAATCAGGGATGGGTACCACTCACTAGCCAGTTCCACCAATGCTTCTGAATGACTAATGTGAAAGGCATTTGGAATAGGTCGCTTATCGATCTCCATAGTGCTTAGACCTACATAATCATCATACCCCGCTTTACTTAGATACTCATCGGTATAGTCAAATGACTCTTTAAGACCTAGACGAATAAAGAAAGGAAAAGGACCTACCTTTGGTGATGCCGGCGGTTGGATGTGATGTTTAAA